AGACCCCTAACATATTGTAGTTTCTCTATAGTGTCAACACCATATATAGCGTTGTCCTTAAGACGTTGAAGATTAAGTTTAATTTTTTTTTGTACTAATGATATTGTATCTATGTCCATTACAATTGTCTCTGTAAACAAACTTTATTTTTGCCTGATTCAAATATTTGAAAATGCCAGTAACTCAATGCTTTTGCCACAACTTCCATGTTAAAAAATTCGGTATCATCAAAAACAAATCTTGTTCCTTTTCTTGATTTATCTGCGAACCAAAGAGCCTCACGCAAAACATCTCTAGTCATATGTGGCCCATCAAAATGAACTAAATCAAAAACTTTATCTGCAGAATTAAACAAATTCATAAATTGTAAATCTGTAAAATGATAAAAATTAAAATCTTTTTCATGAGCTAAATCGTTTAACATTTGTTTTCTCATCTCGTCTGTATAATCTGCTGTTTCGGGTTTTCTATCATCGTAGTGTTGGTATTTTAAATTATTATATGGATCTATACCAATATGTTCGTAAGGTATTTTACCAATTCTATCTCTAATACCCATCATTATAACTTTAGAGCCTAGTCCTTCTCTAACTCCTATTTCACAAGTTGTAACTGATTTAGGTTTTTCGTAAAATTCTAGAGTCCCGCACCATTTATTAAGAAGTTCATATTCAGTGGAATCCCCTCTTATAGTCATGGGTATAATATATAAATTATTTATGATTTTGCAAATGTTTTAACATTTGTTGGTTTTCCACCAACACCTTGAGCGACTGCTCTCTTTCTAGATACTGCTGAACGTCTTTGTCCCTCTGACATACGTCTTGCTTTAGCTAGTGGGACGCATTTTGGGTACTTACGTTTTGCATCTGCTTTTTGTTTAGAACGACCACATTTAGAAAAAGAACCATCTTTCTTTTTACTTCCTATATCTACCCATTTCTGAGCAAACCATTTTTTCAGTCCACCTGATTTCATGTACTGAATATTTTTTTGCATTATTTTACGCCTTGAAAATTTAAACCTTTTATAGCTATTCCACCACCTCTAACTCTAGAGATCGTGTCTAAAGTTTTAGCTTGTTGTTTATGTAATCCTGATGCTTTATGTAAAGCCTTTGCAACTTTTTTTACTTTAGCATCTCCACCAGACATCATTTTTTTTCTTTTTCCAATTTTTAATTTAGATTCTTTTTTCATGAACGGATTTACTTCTCGACCTTTATTACCTTTAACATTTTGGCCTGGTCTAACTTTCATAAACGAAGGAACTGGTCTTCCTTTACCCGCATCACCATAAGAACTCGTGGTTGTGTCCTTACGTAAACCTTGTGGTAAATCTTTTTTTACACTACCACCAACATTCATCGGTTTTGGACCTTTAAAATCTTTTCTTTTTTTTCCAGATGGATCTTTAATTTTACCTGCACATATTTTGCTAGCGTATGCGTTCGCATATGCGCTTGGGTAGACCGAAAATTTTCGCTTCGCTGCGGCTTTACCTCTAGGACATAATTTAGTCATTATTTTTTTCCTCCGTTACGGAATATTTGTGTTCCTTTTATACCATATATTGAAGCTACAACCAAGATCCACAAATTAGTAAACCATGATGGGAGCTGTGAAAACATTTCAAAGAATAATTTTACTTTGTCCATCGCTGTCGGATCGTCTGATATCACCGCCCAGGCCAGCACAACCACGGGCAAACTTAAAATTATAAGAACGGCCTCGTCTTTCCAGTCTGATTGTCTCGCTTCTAACAATTTTCCCTGGTACTGTTCCTCACCCTGGGCCATCTTAGTAGCATGCATTAGCTGTGCTTCTGACATAGCCATCTTGGTTTTTTGCTTGTTGGCATAAATTTTACTGCCAGCGTTAAGCGCTAATTTTAAGGCACTGAACCACATTTTTAAATTTCTCCTTACGTCTTATACTTAGATAATCTACCATTATATCTATCGTATTTAAAGCCCCTTTACCATTGATTCTCCATCTCCACGTATCTTTATGATGTTCTCTTCTTTTTTTACAAAGATAAAATGTACCTCCAAAAAAATTATGAAATCTCTTAACCATATCTTTATCTGTCATTTCTACAGAGCATGCAAAGTATTTTTTTGTTTTAACTTTAGACCAAATACCAAAACTACCCTCTCCATCAAACACTCCAGCTAAAAAAATTATTTTTTCTTTTTCAGTGAGATTATCGTAAACCGATGAACTTTTTTCCGGTAACTTGTATGTTTTTAATTCCTTTGATATCAGATTTTGCTCCTGGTTCTCTATAAGGACAACCCCCACCTTTTAGTTTCACAGGCGGTACTTGTGGATTAGGTCCTTGTTTAGGAGGTGGTCCTTCTTTGACACCTCCGCTTAGTCCTTTACGCTTTTGCTGTCTTTCTGATTTCATTTTTGCCTTTTTTAAAAATTGATGCTACTTGTGTTTTTCCCATAACTTTAGCTCGCTGTTCACCCACAGTCAATATCTGTATCTTACGAGCAAAAGGTTTACTAATTCGTTTTACTTTAGAAACTGTTTTTCTTGCATCTGCTGGTGTAGCAAATTTTATACGAACAGTATCTTTAGGATTCTCATCTGTATATAATCTTCTTCCTGAACCTTTAGGTTTTTTACCTGTGCCTGTTTTTGGATCTTTATTTTTTAGCAAGTTTTTCCCTCGCGATCTTTAATCTTTCATCTGACTGATCTGATTGTTCCATTAATTTATCATATTGAAAATCTAATCTATTTGCTTCTTTAGTAGTATCTAAAGTTGCCCTTAATTCAGTTTCTCTTTCTTTACGCTGCATGTCCATTGCACGTAAATCTATCTCTTGTTGTTTTAATCTTACTAAAGGATCTACTTGGCCCGCTTTTGCTTCTATCTCACCTCTAACTAATCCTTCGGTGATTTCTGCAACTGCAGTCGCAACAGCTTTATCAAACTGAATTTGATATTGTTGTGGGTCTTGTTGAGAAAGTGCCACCATAACTGGTTCTTGCATTAGTTGCTCTCTAACTTCTATTTTAGCTTTGAAAGAAATATGGTCTGATATGTGAGCTTGCAACAAAGCGTATACTTGTGGATTAATTTGAACCATCCTTGATTGCATAAAAGCCATGTGTGCAGCGATATGTGCATCATGATCCTGAAATTCAAAAGCAGTAAGTAGTTGCATTTGCAGTGCTCTAGCGTTTTCCTTAGCAGGATCCATAGGTTCTGGCTGTTTTGGGGGTGGTTTAAGTAACGTTTCGATTTGTTTTGTACCTAACGCTTCATAAACACGTCTATATGCTTCGTGAATGTTATGAATTTGTGGATTTGACATAGCCGTTTGCAATTGTTGCTGTGCTAACATCACTCTTTGCGCCATTGACATGATATTTGGATCTGCAACAGGTAAAATATCTACTCGTTTATCGAAATCTAGCTGTTTAATCAATCTAGGACCACCATAAACATCGTAAGGGTACTCTGGAGGTAGTGAATCAGACATAATTCTTGCTAAAATTTTAAATTCTAACCTCATAGCGTAGTAACATCGCTTATGAACACCACTCATTACCCGTGAACCTCTCTCCATTAAGGCCATTGTAGTGCCAACAGCTCTATTTTGTAGATCATTACCCACATTTGAATCTGTAATAGCAGCAAATTTTTGTCCTGCTCCAACAACAAAACCTAGTAAATTAAATAATGTTGTGCTTGGCTCTGTAAAAGGTAAATTAAAGAACTGATCTCTGATATTTCCACCAGGTGCATCAACATCTCTAAACTCTCCGGGTTGAATTGGTTGGTCATCATCTCTTACTCTAATGCCTCTAGACTTAAATCCTGCTGGTAAATTTTTTAAAGTACCTGCATCTATTAATTGTCTTAAAGATTGTGTGGCCGCTCTACTTAAACCACCAATCATATGAGTCAAACCAAAACCGTAAAACCCTAAACCGGGTAAAAATTTGAAATGTACAAAATATTCTATTCTTTTGTAAGTTGGATCATCAGGTCTATAGTTTCTATAAATTGATAAAACTTCACCGCTACCTTCATCTATAGTTACTACATAAGGAATTTTTATTTTCTTTGCTCGTGAATCAAATTTTTCATAATCATCTAAATGCAGATCCACATGCATTTCTAAAATTGTATGTAAATAATCTTCCCCCGTATTTTTTACACCTTCTAATTCATTTATTTTTTTCTGTACGTTGTCCGGTTCATCCTCTCCAGCTTTTGGTAATTCTATATCTCTGTAAAATCCACCAGCCATAAGTTTGACTATTTCGTTTTCCGTTAGCCGTTGTACGTGAGTAATTCTATCTGTATCTTTTAAATCTGCTGAATAGTAAGGAACCACTAAATCTTCAGCTGGTATAAATTTTGAAACTGGTCTTTTTAATATTTCATCGTAATATATTTTTTTAAAGCTACTACCGGACAAAGGTAAATGAAACAACATACTATCCATATCAGTAGTATATTCTTCCATCTCTTCCATAAGCATATAGTTCATGTAATCTTTTACACGTTCAGATTGTTCTTCAATTTGTGGTGTTTGTAGTCCTACAACTTGGGTCCTTACCGGACCATCTGAGGGCACTAATTCTTTGTAAGCTTGTGCTTGAAACTGTGTCACTGATTCAGCTAACAGTGGATGTGTAACGTTAGAGGCACCTTTAAAAGGTCTTGAGACTTCTACATACTTTGTTCCTAAAAGATCTAAGCCTTTAATATATGCTTCTTCCCATTCTTTTCTTGAGGTTTTGTCTTTTTTATATTCTGATACTAAGTCGTTACCCATTCTGGATAAAGTTCTTTCATCCATAGAATCTGCAAGATTAGCATTAAAATCATCCTGTGGTCTTAATTCAGGTTCTTCTTCACCTTCAACTAAAACTTCATCAACTACTTCGTTTAAGATTGGAGTGCCTTGGGTTTCTTCTACCTGTTCTTCTTCGGAATTGTCTTTATTATCTTTTTCAACAGCCATAAATTTAACCTAGCCTTTTAGTGGCTTTGAATCAACTAAAAGTTTTTTTTACCTTTTTTATTTTTTTCCATAAGTTTTTTCATACCTGGAAATTTTTTAGCTTTACCCACACCAATAGCAATTATGATACCTGGTTTTTTTACAGATGGTTTACCACCTTTTTTAAGACCTTGGGCTTTTAATTTTTTTGTAGCTGCTTTTAAACCACCCCCCATTTTATAAGCCATGGGTCTTTGCATCATGCCGCCACCCATTTTTCTACCTTGAACTCTTTTAAGCATTGCCATTGGAGATAAAAACTCTAAGGGTTTAGCACCTTTATCTTTTGCTTTTTTCATTAGCATCATCATACCGCCACCCATTTTACCCGTTACTTTTTTAGCGCCTAACTTTCCTATACCTGTAGGAGTTAGTTTAGATGTTTGAGCAAACTTTTTTAAATTTTTGTTTAAAGGTTTCATCGGTCTTCTTTTTGGAGCTTCTAATTTTTTTCTTGGTTTGAAAAATCTTTTAAATTTATCACTTGAAGTAGCTAGCTTACTTTTAATCTCACCCATTCTACCTGTATCAGCTCCTCCACCTTTACTATATTTCATCATGCCACCTTTTTTAACTGGGATACCTTTTTTCTTTTCTATAATTTTTTTTCTATCTTTCATAAAATCATCCATTCTTTGTTTTCTTTTTTGCTTTTGATCAATCACATCTCTTAACTTATTATATGCTCCGAACTCAGATTTTTTTTTCTTTTGTTGAGCCATACGACCTCTTTTTGCATTCATAACTTTTCCAGGTTTCATCATTTCATCCTGAAGACCCATGCCTTTTCTTCTAGCAGCACCAAATCCTTTTATCGCTCCTCCAAATTTTTTTCCACTCATAGATTTTTCTATGGCCATTCCTCTTTTCTTTTCGTAACCGGAAAGTTTTCCGTCTTTATTTAAATCTGCTTTACCTGGGTTTTTGAGCATCGCTCCTCCTCTTCTTTTTTTTAACATATTTTTTGCTAATTCTCTATCAGCTTTACTAAATCTTCCACCAGGTTCTCTTTTTTCCATAATCTGTTTTATAGCTTTTTTAAAAGGAGATCCCTCAGCACCTCCTTTTCTTCTCATTGGTTGAACTTTTGGTTTTGGTCGAAATGGTTCTCTTTTGAAATTATTATCGCTAGGACCTGGTCCTATTTCAAATTTTTTACTTAAACTTTCTTTGCCTTCTTTTTTAGTATCACCCATCATCTTAGGTGTTTTTGGATTAGGGTTTCTAGAATTATCTTTCTTACCTTTCTTTCTGAATTTTTTTAAATTTAATAAAACTTGTGGCGTAAATACTGTCATAGTTTTTCCTAATAATATTTATATTCTTTTTCTAATTTTAAAGGAGAGTCATCCCAATCGTCAGAATACGTTGTTACAAATCCACCTTGCCGATATCTTAGCACAGCTTGGGTCATGCTGTCTACATAGTCATCGTATTGGCCATTAGGAAATGCTGCGCATTCTTCAACAACGTCTCCT